ATGGCAACGTACCGCAAGCGCGGAAGCACTTGGCGCGCCGAAGTCGCAAAGAAGGGCATGCGACTCTCGGCAACGTTTGAAACTAAGGCTGAAGCTGTCGCCTGGGCGACGGAGAAGGAGGCCGAACTCGGTCGAAGCGGGCCAACGACATCGGTTGCAAACAACAAGACATTCGCTGACGCACTCCGTCGCTATGAGTTGGAAGTATCCCCGGCCAAAAAAGGCGAGCGGTGGGAGAAGCTCCGTTTGGCTGCTTTCCTTAGCCTGGAATGGGCCGGCGAGCGTATTGGCAGGATCGTCCCCGACCAGATCGCACAGTGGCGTGATAGGCGTCTGAAGACAGTTAAAGCGTCCACGGTCAACCGGGAGTTGAACTTGATGTCGGCGGTCTTCGAGCAAGCGCGAAGGGAGTGGAAGTGGCTAGCGGTCAATCCCGTGCGAGACGTGAAGCGCCCGACGAATCCACGGCCGCGCGATCGGCGCATCACGACGGCCGAGGAGGACAAGATGTTGGAACACCTCGGCTACGAACGAGGCCAAGTGCCCATGAAGCTGCAGCAGCACCTCGCTGCCGCCTTTCTGTTTGCGTTGGAAACTGGAATGCGGCAGGGGGAAATCATCCGGCTAAGCTGGGACCGCGTGTTTCTCAAGGATCGCTATGTGCGCCTTGAGGATACAAAGAACGGTGACAAGCGCAACGTCCCGCTGTCATCGGCGGCCGTGCGTCTTCTCGAGCTTCAGCCGAAATTTATAGGCGAACCTCGGTGTTTCCCCATCGAGTCGGCATCCGCCGACGCCCTATGGCGCAAGGCTCGCAGCAAAGCAAAGATCGCGAATCTGAAGTTTCACGACTCGCGTCACGAAGCCATCACCCGACTCGCCAAAAAGCTCGACGTCCTCGATCTGGCTCGAATGATCGGTCATCGCGATCCACGTTCGCTAATGATCTACTACAATGCGACGGCTACCGAACTTGCGTGCCGACTGGATTGAGCAAGCAACGTTTCATGTGAATTGGCAGTTCGCGGTTGATTCCGCCTTGTGCGGCGCAACGAATACAAATGTACCATTGGAGCCTGAGAGACGGGCTCGCAATGGCCATCTGAAGACGTTTGTCCGCAGTGCCCGACCGTCCGTTTTCGGGGTCTGCTAACATCGGTTGCGCTATCTTGCCAATTCTGACGTCATGGAATTTTTCGCAGTCACCGCGGCTCATATCTCAACATCATTAGTGTGGTGAATTGGACAGAATAGGCAATTACTCGGAAACGGGGGCACCTTGACATTAAAAATCAGCGCTTCGAACATTTGGGTATGGCTCAAGTCTCCAGGGGTCATGGCTTCCGTAACCTTCTTTAGTATTGCCCTCGCGGTATACCAGGGTTTTTTTTACGAACGAAAGCCGTTGTTAATTGCGACGGTAAACAGTCTATCTCCAGTATTTGACGTGGTCAAACCTGTTGGGGGCTTGGATATTTCGTATGCGGGCGTCAATCTCAGAGAAGCGAAAAAAAGCCTCTGGTCGGTTGACCTCACGCTCCGAAATGAGGGAAATTCTGAAATAAAGCTGGACGATTTCGATCCGAACGCACCTGTTCGCGTACTCGTTAAATCTGCTCAGGTCGTGGACAAGCCAAGTCTAACAACTTCAAATCAATATCTGAGCGCTAATGTCAAGCTGATCACTGGAATAGCCGATGTTTCGATTACGCCCGTCATAATTGAGCCGGAAGACACTATTACTATCAATTTTTTGATTCTAGGAGCCGAAGGCGTTCGACCGACGATTGAAATTCTGGGGAAAATCGCTGGAATGAAGACAATCCCGCTACGAACTATTGATTCATCTTCAAATGGAAAATCGTGGTGGCAGCAAGTTGTAGGGGCGGACGCTCTATGGGTTCAGATTGTGCGCGGTCCCATCTATTTGCTCTGTACCATTTTTACGGTGGCCATATTCACGTTACTTGCAGCCGCTGCGTCCAGCCCGTTTACTCGCTGGCAAAACAAGCGCGATAGGGATTTGCGAATTCAAGAAATTCGAAGAATTAGGCTGGAGAAACTTTTTGATCAAAAAACCAATGCCTTGGCCGAAGAGTATATCGAAAATGGAATTGGGTCGATAGCTCAGATTGCGAGCGAGGCGGCAAGAGCGGAATCAAAAATCGATGCTCATCAAATTATTGGGGGAATCGAAGATGAAGAGGCCGCCAAAAGCTTAAAAAAAATGATCGGTGCTGTAATGCCGAAGCGAGCGACGGAAAGATTGAGTAAGCTTGGCTTGATTGGACTTGAAGATGGTAAGCCGATCGGAGTGGTCGAGCTCAATGAAGCGCTGGAGGCTTTTTGCCAGTTAATTGGAAATAGTCGTGAAGAGTTAATTAAAACGGCAAATAAGAATCGTCTTCCTCCTGGAATGGGGGTTCTCTACGAATAGCTCTAGATGAGCTTGCCGTTGCGGATGCTCATCGTCGCGCCCTCAATAACCGGACTGTGAGCTGCCTCCGTCGAACGACGCAAACGGGTCGCAATGCGCCGGACGCGCAATTTGGGCGCCAAATTTTTTTGCGATGCGGCAGCGACCGTCGGAATCATTCAGCAAATACGGGTACCGCTCTCACGAGGGTTGGCGACGTAGTCGTCCGGCCCGGCGAGCCGGCAGCTTGCCGCGGTTCTGTCGAGCCCAGCGGATCACTTCCCCTGCAAACCAACGTCGGCGCGCCAACGTGCCTGGAACCGGCTGCACAGGCCGCGGGAATCCCGGACGCGTCACAACGGATCGGGACACTGTGTCGACCGACAGTTGCAGCCACTCGGAGATGGCGGCTATGGCCCATAGTTGGTCTTCTACCGGGACGCGGCATTTTTCCAAGTCGCTGAGCAGGGCCTCGAGCCGTGGCACGAGCCGTTCGATCTGTTGCAAAGACATGGGGACATCACCTTTCAAATACCCAGCACTTAACCGTCGCGGGGAGTGCGGTGTTGTGGGGATCGCGGCCGCGCAGCGCGCTTCTGACCGTCTTTACTTCCAAGAATCGCCGCGTGCGACTCGTCCGCAAGTGGCGTTTGAGATCGGTAAGCGGTGGCACGGTCTGTCGACGATCAGCGGCCACCGTTGCGAAATGGTTGAGGTTGACTGCGATGAGCTTTTCGTCGGCGGAATGGTTGAGCCTCGGTTCGCCGGAATCGCCGTCCAGATACTCAAACATGTCCCAAAATTCCTGGACGATTGGATGATCCGCGTTGATCGCGCGTTGTCGCTGGGCTGCAAACTTGGCGAGAGCGGAGCGCACCGATTCGGCGCGCTCCTCGCCAAGCGGAACGACGCAAGCCAGCGCGTCGACGAGCGCCATGAGTTGAGCATGGTTCTTTGCGATACGCGTGCTTCCGATATCGGGGCGCGACAGTAATTCGACCTCGTAGCGCGGCGTGGCCTCCTTCACGATGTTGAGCACCTGCGTCTCGCGCAGTATCGAGGCCAGCAAGAATGCGCTCACCGCATCGACCGGTATGCGCTCCAACGCCTCGGCTGAGCGCTTCGTAGCCTGGGTCTGGCCGCCGCGATCGAAGTGAAGATGGACGATGCGTTGGAGCACGGCATCGCTTGCCGACACCTGGGCGTTCTGGCTGATCACGATGGCGCCGCGGAACGGGGGTTCGCGCGTCTCGTTGCCGCCGTTCTTGACGCCGACCGCGCGCACGCTGCGGCCGTTGTATGCGGTCTTCAGTTCGTCCCAATCGAATGTTCGCGCCTTCGCGGTGTCTTCGCTTCGATCGGCCTCGATCAACACGACTGGCATAGCCGATACCTGCGCGAAGTTGCGCGCGCGGGCGGCGAGCGACGATTTCGATGGATCGAAGCCTTCGTAGTCGCGGCGACCGAGAAGCTTCCAGAGGAACTCGACGAGCGTCGACTTGCCGGCGCCAGCCTCGCCGACGATCTCGAGAAACGGAAAGCTTTTCTGCTCTGCGCGTATCTGCTCGGCGAACAGCGAACCGAACCAGAAAGCGAGGGCGATGATGCCTTTCTCAGCAAAGCAATGCCAAAGCCTCTCGAGCCAGTCGGAGCACTGTCCGTTAAGCTCGCGCGAGATCGTCAGGTGGACCGACTGATTCAGCGTCTTGATGCTGAGCTTTCCGATGTCGAAGAAGTCCTCCTCGTTCAATTCATAGCACTGGCCGCCTTTGACCGCGAGATCGTTGAAAATCCAGGCGCCGTGCTCCTTGCTGTAACCGACGAAATCGACGGTCTGCACCGAGCGGATACCGGCCATCTGCGACTTCAGGTAGCGGTCGAGTTGCGCGCCGTTGCCTGTGTAGAACGCACCCGGCGCGACCGCGAGTAACCGCTTCTTGAAGTCGCTCGACGACGCCACCTGGCCGCCGGTGAACGTGTTCTTGACCGCTCGCGCGCCATTGGGAAACTCGATCCGAAAGTAGTACCAGGACTCGTCGGTGAGCGCGTTGGCTTGGTAATAGAGGGCGGTAGGCAAGCAGTTCGCAATTTCGCAGACCGTCCCCGACTCGTTGAGTGCATAGCCTCGCTTCCCCTCCTCAGAGAGCCCCGGTTGCTGATCGGCAGCATCACGTGCTCGGTCGAACCGCTCCATGTCAAGCTTGAACCAGTACAGGCGGGAGTCGAAGTCAAACGGAAACTCGCGGAGCCCGCGTCTTTCGTAGATCAGGACGGCCTTTTCGAATGCTGTTGCAGCGATCATCAGCGCGCCGTGATAGCGGTATTCGGCCAGGTTGTCCGCCGTCAGCTCCCCGCGCTGATGGAGATCGTTCCAGTCGATCTTGGCCTTGCGCTGCGGGATGACGGCAGCCTCGCATTCGAAGCCCGCTTCACGCGCTCGGTGCACCCATTTCTTCGTGTAGCCACGGCCAGCGCGATCGCCGTCGAGCGCCCACACAAGGCGAGGGCAGGGGAGCCCACGGGCGCTGGCGGAGGCGCGCATGTTCGCGAGGGCCTCCTCCGGGTAGTTGTTGCACGATAACAGCGCGACTGCGGCGATGCCGTGGTGGTCGAACGAGATCGCATCGAAAATTCCTTCCACCAGCCAGAGCTCTTCAGCACTCGAAATGTCGAGCGTCGGCGGCTTCCACCAGTTGCCCGCGTAGCTGCCGCCATACTTGAAGTTTGCCTTCTTCTTGCCAAACCGCCCAGGCTCGTCGATGAGGCGCTCCCACCAAGTGCTGCCAATCGCAAAGCGGACGGTCGCGGAGCCGGCCTTGATCGCCGCGTCGTAGTACTGTTCTTGCGAGTACCATCCGCTTACGCGTGCAAGATCGAAGCCGCGCGCGAATCGCATATAGGCATCGGCGGCGGCATTTGGGCTCGTCGTCGACGAAACGTATCGCTCCGACCACCTTTCGAAGAGATCCTGATAGAGCGCCTTCACGTGTTGCGAGTAGCCGCACTTGTTCTCCCGACCACATCGGATGACCCAGGGATCGCTGGCGCTAGCAAACAGCTCCCGTTTTCCGCATTCGGGGCAGCGGCCCTGCTGCAACCAACGGCCGTTCTCGTTCTCTTTGAAATCGAAGTCGGCCGTGAGCCGGCGGGTGATGTCGTCGTGAAGGTCGGGACTCATGTTGAGCGTCTGGCAGCGATTGATGGTTTCCGCTTTTGGACTCAATGCCGTGGCCGGCCCGGCGCCGCCGGGTTCTCGTTCGTCGATGGGCTGAAGACGACGGCTCCCAGCCCGGCGGCAGAGCGCGGGAAGGCGAGCGCGAGACGGTCGCTTAGCGCGGCGACGAAGAGGCCGAGCGTGCGCTGGCGCTCGAGACTGCCCGGTTTGTTGTCGAAGCGGAGGACGCTGGCCGCGCTTGCGATCGCCGATGCGAGCGCTGCGTCGTGTGGAGCGGACGGGTGGAGAGTCATTGCTTTCGCTCCGCATCCGAGCTGGGCGCGCACTCGGTGGCCGTCCGGTCGCGTAGTGCTGTTGCGAACTCGACGGTCGCCTCAAGGGTCACGCGCAACCGCGTCTTCGGTCGACGAAGGACCACTCGCGGATAGAGACGATCATTGGTGACCGACTCGAGGCGCCACCCGAGTCCAATGAATCCCTCGATCAGCTGATCATCCCGCTGAGAGATGGAGCCAGACCAGATGCGCAGCGCCCAAATTCGCCTGCTTTGCCATTCGGTGAAGGGGCGGCAATTCTCCAACATCATCGACAAATCGCCCACAGAGAAGCACACGCCACGCGCCGATAGCGATCTCAGGTCTGGCGCGATTGCTCGAATGAGTTTTTCGGCACGCTTCAACTCGGCGAGCCGTCCCGAGTGCCGTCGGCGCTCAGTCGCGACGATCTCTTCGTACGTCGTTTCCTGCTTGCGAACGTTGGTCTGTTTCATGCGCCCTCCCGCGGTGGCACTGACCAAGCCAGTGCGACGATGAGTAAGATCAACGACACCACGCCGATAGCGAGCGAAGTCAGCGGCCCGGACCTGTTGGAGGCGCGTTGCAGCAACATCGATGCGGTGCGCGTGGTTCCGGTCAGAGAAAACGACAGCATCAGCAAAATGCCGATGCCAAAGACATACAGCTTCATTTCTTGAACCTCCTTCTGTTCGCGCCGCCATGGCGCGTAACGGTCAATCGTTCCCGCTCGCTTTACTGCTTTCGCGGCATTGACAACTCCGTACTCGCTCTCGTGCCTGCATCGAGCGAAGGGCGCTCATCAACACGCGTCGGACTGCTCGCCGGCGGGTCGATGCATTGAAGTCACCCACCAATCGCAGCCGCTGCCACGCGGCGCGAAGGTCGGGCTCCGTTCGTTCCTCACACATAACGGTCCTCGTGGGTCAGTGCAGCCAGACGAACTCGGGCATGAATGCCTCGTGGTCCCATCGCGACGTGACGCCGAACCCAAGGTTTCGGGCGATCGTGACGAACGTTATGAGGCGGATGTCGAGATGAAAGAGTCGCCGCAAGTATTCGAGTCGCTCCTCAGCGTCGAAGTGACAAAGGTTGGGCGGCGAAAGAAGGCCCACGTCTCCGATCGATGCTGCGTCGACGCTCGGTTGCTTTGGCTTTTTCGGCTGTTTCATACGGTGGACCTCAATTTAGCGATTCGCGTTGACCATCGATTGCAGAAGCTGGTGGCTCTCGCATCTCCGATGCGCGCCGTAGAGAACCGCAGAGGTTTTCAGCATGAACGTCTCCTTTTTGAGGCAAAAACAAGCCCCTCGCGCCCAAATGGCACGATGCGAGAGGGGGACCAAGAGAAGCCGGGAAGCTAGATCGGCAGTTCTAGCTGTTGCGCGAGCCTTTCACGCACGCGCGGCGACATGGGCAGGTTCAGCGAGAGGTCCGGCGTTGCCGACGGCGACAACGTGCGCGCGAACTCCATGTTCACGATGTACGTGTGACCGCATTCAGCGTTGTTGCACATGAAGGTGACCTCGCGAAAGGTCAGCGACATGTCGCGACTGCTGCGCGCCGTGGCACGAGTGCGGCAGTGCGGGCAACGGTTCAGGATTCTCATTGCTGTCTTCGTCCAACGCGGATCGTCAGGGTTTAGAAGTTGCCGCAAGCGTCCCGCTCGCTCCCTCGAGCGCGGTCATACCGATCACGAGCATTCCGCGCGCAACGCACGACATGGAGCGGTTTTCCGTCGCGGAGATCGCCTCCAATCTTTTGCGTTCACCGGGCATCAGGCGCACATAAATAGGTTTGGTCGAGAGCACGCCACGCGGCATGCGGCTACGGCCTTTGGGCTTGGTCATGGCGGGTATACTTTCCTTCGGTAACCTTGCATTATGTAAGGCAAGTGTAATGAGCAATAAACGTCTCGTCAACAAGAGGTGGGAAATTGATGTCCAGCGTTGGAGGGCGACTTCGGGAAGAGCGAATGCGCATCGGGTTGAGTCAGGACGAGCTGGCAGCGATTGGAGGAGTGACGCGCCGAACGCAGCACGCGTATGAATCTGACAACAGCGGTCGAGGACCCGATGCGAACTACCTGTTGGCGGCCCGTGAAGCGGGCGTGGATGTCGTCTACGTGCTCACGGGCGAGCACGTGAAAACCCAAAGTTCAGATGCGTTTCCCTTCAGCGAAGATGAGCGCGAGATCGTGCGCAAGTACCGCTTACTGAACGAGGGCGGTAAAGGCGCCGTCGAGGCGATGATCAACGGCTACCTTGTCACCGGGACTTTCACTGAGTCCGGCAAGGCGGCGAAGCGAATACCCCGTCTTGCGTCGAATCGGGCCGCAGCGATGGACTCTGAAACCCTCGAACTGGTGCGCCGCGCCCTCGACGATCAACGTCAGCGGGGCGAGACGCGGGCAAAGAAACGCCCGGGCAAAGCAAAGGCCTGAGCGGGCGCAGCATTACGGCCGCCGTAGTGCTTTGCTGACCCGGCCGAGCGCCGATAGCGCTTCGTCGACATCCTCGAGCATGTCCGCCAACTTGTCGCCGCATGACGGCTCCGCTTCTGTGCGAGACAGTATCGCGAGCTGCCTGTTGAAATCGAGCAGTAAGCGGCGCAAGCGCTTGCCATGAGGCGTGAGCCGGAAACCATCACTACCCGCACGCCGCTCCATCAATCGAACCCCGAGTTGGCCTTCGAGGCTAGCGATCTTTTGGCTCATCGTCGGCCGTTGCACGCCCGCCGCGCGTGCCGCATCGGCGAGGCTCCGATGCTGCGCGATGGCTAGAAACGTTCTCAACGAATTCCAGTTCAACGGTGGCGGTCTTGTTGAGCCCCCCATTACAGGGCTCCTTCGTGGCATGTCTTGTCTTTGAACTTTCGGAAAATTCTCATTGCAACTGGTCGCTGTCCTTCATGTTTGGATAGAACCTACGTAGACGTAGGTTTTTTCGTTCGTTCCCATTTCGCTCGATATCTGCGTTAATTCTCATGGCGCAGAGAGGGCGCGTCCTAGAAACGAAGAAGGAAAAACGTGAACAGACATCATCAACGTATAAAAAACAAGCGATCCAATGCAATGAGAGAAAGCATCGAACCGAAGAGTAGGTCGGCTCAGGAGTCGAGCAAACTGGCGCGAGGGCGTCAGCGAGGAGCACCCGAGCGGCTTTCGGGTCCGCTTACCGATGCAGAGCAGGAAGTCCTATGTCACTTGGTCACAGCGGCGATCTCGAGCCTCACGGCAGTCAGAACCCTCTTGGATGACCGAGCGGCCCAGTTCGAACCATCCAAGAGATCATGATCGGGGGCTACGGCTGCCGGGCAAATCGCCGCAGGCAAAGGTTAGCCGTTGCCGCCATGTCGAAAGTGCGACCGGTGACGATCGGTTGTCGGATCGTCCCGAACTTCCAGCTCGAGCGACGACGTGAAACCGCCTTCGCCGATTGTGTGAGTCACCTTCTTGACGAGCCACGGCGTGGCGTCGATCTCCGGCTTGAAGCCCGACACAGTGACGGGTAGCTCCGGAAACAGCTCGGGTCGGCCGAGTGCGAGCGTGTACGACAGAGTCGCTTGCGAGCGCTGCACGCGGGCGAACTCGGCTTCGGCCGCTGCCCGTGCCTCGGCCTCCGTTGCGTAGTCCTCCGGTAGCACCTTCATGTTTCGGTTATTTTCCCCGCCGACGACAACTGACTTGCGTGCTGCCTTACCGTTGGAGTGCCAGTGCGCACGCACCCCTGAATAGCTTTCGCGCTGGGCAATGTGATAGCGGTGCTGATCGCCGCTCGCGCGCGTGAGCCTGAGCACTTCAAATGGTTTCCCGCTCGCCGATTTCCCTTCGCCGATCGGCACGAACAGAAGGTTCATGTCCTTCACGTTCATCACGGCGTCGAAGCGCCTTGCAAGTCGCGTCAAGAACGACATGTCGGACTCATGGGTCTGGTCGATGTGTTCGATCATGATTCGCGCGAGCTGCTCACCGACGGCCGCCGTCAGCGAGTGACGGCTCGCAATGGTATCGACGATCGAGCCGATCGTCTCGCGGTGCCAGCTTCGCTCTCGACGTTCGCTCATGGCGTTCGTCATCGAAGCGGAACGCGCGCGGACTGTGATGATGTCAGGCGCGCCGCTATGCTCGATCTCGTCAACGATGAACGTTCCCTTGTCGACCAATGCCGTACCGAGCCACCCGATCGATAACTTGATGCTCGCGCCGCGCTTCGGTATGGCAAAAAAATTCCGCGAGTCGTCGAGCACGACGTCGAGCGTGTCGGCTTCCTCCGCGCGGGACTCGGACAGCGTCAGGTTGATGAGGTTCGGCGCGATGAGGGGAGAAAGGTCGCGGCCGTCGAAGATGATGCGATAGTCGGCCTGTGGCTGGGTGCGATGGATGCGATTGGCGTCGCCCGCGGTGCCCTGCGCGCTCATGCCGCGCTCCTTTCGACGGCGTATAGGGCGCTGTCGTCGACGCGTTTCAGCGTGAGGCTGAACTCGATCTTGCGTGGGATGCCTTCCCGCGTGTGGTAGGTCGCCGTCTCGTGCAGGCTTTCGATGACGAAGGCGCCGTAGACGTAGCCGATGCCGTCGACGAGCACGTACGCCTCGCCGGCGTCGCCCATCTTGGCCAGCTTTTCGAGCGAGGCGATGGTTCCGATGCCGTTATCCGGCGCCACCATACCGTTCAACGTGATGGTGTCATCGCCCGCGCCGGTGAATTGGCTCGCGTCGCGCGCGCCTACGCGTGAGCTGGTGCGGTGCTTCCAGCTGCGCTGTCGCTGTAGCTCCTTGTAAGGAGTCGTCGCGAGCGCGAAGACGAATTGATCGAGCGACATCATCATAGGCTTCTCCTTCTCTCCGGTCGGGGAGTCAGTCGGACAAGCGCGAGCCGATGCGGGAGCGCTTCGCACGCTCCGCGCGCTCGAGCTCTGCGCGCACCATGCGGCCAACCTCGGCCGCGTCGACGCCCGGCGGCGGATAGACGTTGATCGTGATCACTGACGCCGCGGCGGGGGAATTGGTGGCCGCGGGCGCCTTCGCGAGCGGCGGACGAGTATCGATCGGTGTGCTGGGCCGCACCAGCGGCACAGCGGCCGTCTTGGCAAGCTCTGCGCCGGTTGCGATCGATGGTGCGGTGAACGCCGCCGCCGCGACGGTTGCAAGGCCAAGTGCGGCACGCGAGACGTGTGCTTGTTGACCTTTCAAACCGATCGCTGCGCCTTCGCCAATGAATCCGCCCAGCTCAGTGAAGACGCGGCTCGGGCTTTGTATACCCAACCTTTTCCTGAACCATGCAACGGTCGAGCTGGCCACGTTTGTAATGGCGTCTTTTACAGCGCCGAGGCCTGCGGTGATGCCCTTGACGAGGCCGGCAACGATATTCGTCCCCAACGTCGCGAATTCAGCCGGCAACTGAGCGCGAAACCACGACAGAGTGGCGGCGAATGCTTGGCGAAAGAACGCGAGCGGGGACCAGTTCCCGATGAGCGACGCGATGCCAACTAGGCCTTTGGAAAAGGCGGTTTCGATCGAGTGCCACAAATTGCCGAAGAATGTCTTGATCGGCTCCCAGTAGCGATAGATCAGAAACGCGGCGGCCGCGATCGAGGCGATCACGATGCCGATTGGGTTCAGAAGTAGAGCCCGGCCGGCCATCATGGCCGCCGCACCGAACGCTCGCCAAGCCGTGGCACCGAGGCCCAACACGCGAATGAGGATCCCCCCTTGCATACCAAGCGTCGTCAGGCTAAAGCGAAGGAGGGCCATTGGTCCCAGCACTGCAGCAACCATCAGTGCGAGCGTGCTCAGGGCCGCGAGGACTCCGCCCAACGCGAGCGCGATCATGGCGAGCGCATGCGCCAAGCGAGGGTTCTCGCGTACCCATTGGCTCGCGCGACTGACATAGCCAGTGACGGTTCGCGTCAACGCCCGAAGGGCGGGATCGACAGTGTCAGAGACCGATACGCCGAGATCTGCGAAAGCCGATCGAGCAGTGAGCACGTCGCCTCTGAGATTGTCGGCCATGACCGAGGCGACCTGCTTCGCCGTGCCCCCCGCGCGATTCAGAACTGCGACATACTTTTCAATGCCCTGGGCGCCTTGCTGGCTCACCAGCTCGGACATGCCCGCGGCGGGCTCTTCGCCGAATATCCGTTTGAGATAATCGAGCCTCGCGCCAGAACCGAGCGTTTCTGTCGCCCGCGCGACATCTTGCAGGATCGATGGAATGTCGCGGACGTTACCGCTCGCGTCCACCGCTTGTACCCCAAGTTCCTTGAGCGCAGATGATGCGCCAGAGGTGGGCGCTGCGATTCGCAGCAGCATTGCGCGCAGGGTAGTGCCCGCCTGGCTTGCCTGGATGCCGGCATTGCCTAGCAGGCCCGCAGTGGCCGCCGTCTGTTCAAGCGACATCCCTGCGGCACGCGCAACGGGTCCTACGTACTTCATCGTGTCGCCCAGCATATCCAACGTCGTGTTGGAGGTGGTGAACGTCATCGTCAATACGTCGGCGATGCGGCTCATTTCCTCGGCGCGCAATCCGAAGCCTGTCAGGATGTTCGAGGCGATATCGGCCGTGCGCGCGAGATCGGTGTCGCCCGCCTTCGCCATGGCAAGCACGCCGGGCATGGCTTTCAAAATTTGCTCGGGTGCGAAGCCGGCCATCGCGAGGTAGCCTTGGCCGCTCGCTGCCTGATCCGCGGTAAAGCTCGTGGTGGCGCCGAGGACGCGCGCTTGATCTCGTAGGGCGGAGAATTCCGCCGACTCCTTCGAGATTCGCGCGAGCGCTTGCACGCGCGACATCGCGGCATCGAATTCGTAACCCGAGGAGAGAAGCTGCTTCGCGCCGTACAGGATCCCTCCACCGAGCGCGCCGCCTGTTGCCGAAGCCGCCGCTATGCCTGCCGCGGCATGCTTTGAACTATTCAACTGCGCGCGAGCAGCTTGCAGTTTCTGTTGCCGACGGCTCAGGTTCGCGAGCGCGTCTTCCTGCTCGCGCAGCGTGCGTGTCGCGGAGCGTGCACGCGCCGCCAGTTGACGCTGGTGTTCCGCGAGATTGCGGGCGTTGAGCCCTGCGGCCGAGAGCTGTTCGCGAAGGCGCTGCACATTGATGGACTGCTTCTCCTGTTCTGTGGTCAGTCGTGCCGCGGCTCGCTTGGCGTTATCGAACTGCGCGAGCATAGCGCGCGACGGCTGCTCGGCGCGCCGCAGCGCGCCCGCAAGTTCGTTGACGCGGTTACGTGCGGTGGCCAGCTGCGATGCCGTCGATGCGAGGCCTAAACGCAGCTCGCGGAATTCGGCGATGTTTCGTTGCGTCTTGCCGATTTCCACCAACTCGCGCCGCGTTTGCTTAATCGAAATTGCGAGCCCCTTGTTGCCCGCGAGCAGGCTCTTCAGGGGCTTTGTCATGTTGTCGACCATATCGAACATGACGCGCAGCTTCAACGTGTTGTCCATCGTTACTCGCTTTCACTTCGTTGCCGCGCTCGCTCGCGCCAGTCCGTCAGCTCTATGAGGCTAAACGCATCCATCGTCGACGGTGCCCAGCCGAATACCGTGGCGATGTCAGCCATCGGGTCTTCTACGCGGTCTGGAATTCCACTTTCGATTTGACGGCCTTCGGCGTCAAAAAACCGACGACGAGGCCTCCCAGCATGACGAGGTCTGCCGGGTCCATCTGCGCAACGTCCTGCTCGGTCAGCGTCGGGGAGCTGATTCGAGGGAGCACTCTCGAGAGGGCAGTGACGTCGAGATTGACGAGATCGGACAGTGACACGCCGCGCAGCTCGCCGGACGCCGGCTTGCGCAGCGCAACCGTCGTGATCGTCTGCGAGCCTCGCACGATGGGGGTGTCGAGTGTGTGAGTGTTGGGAGGGGTGGCGGCGCCGACTTCCGGGCAGGTGGCGGGCGCGGAGACATTGGACGAGAAGCCTTGAGAATGAGGCTGCGCGCCAGCGCTGTGGTCCTGCAAAACGGCGTTCAATTCGGACATGTGTTCTCCTCGAGCATTTGGATAAGTCGGAGGCGGCGGGCATCGTTATGGAGCACGCCGCGGAATGGGATGCGGACCTACAAGCCCAGCGCCTGCCGGAGGGAAGCCAGCAGGTCATTTCCGTTGATCTTTTCGATCATGTTGACGAAATCGAGCTCGATGACTTCCTCGCCATTGACGGTTAGCTTGTAGTAGCTGGCGGCCGTCGTGACCTTGAATGCGGTGTCTTCCTTCGTCTTCGCGGTGCCCGCGTCGATCTCGGAGTGTCGGCCCTTAATGACGATCTCGATCGCGTCGACGCCGGTCGAGTCTTCGGATTGATAGCCGCCGGCGAATCGGAGCAGCACGCCGTCGTGCTTCGTAATGCCGTATTGCTGAAGAACTGACTTCATGAAGCCGCCGCAGGTCCATTCGAGCTGAATCGCTTCCTGACCGAAGTCGACCTTGATCGGGCCGCTCATGCCGCCACCCTGCCAGTCCTCCATCTTGCGCGTGAGCTTGGGCAGTGTGACTTCAGTAACCTGACCGACGAAGTTTTCGCCGTTCTGGAACAGGTTGAATCCTTTGAGTTTGCGGGGCATGCCCATGTGCTGTGGCTCCTGGTAGTGCGCCGGCTATTACGCGCTCACGCGCGCGGCAAAATCGGCGAGGTAGCGGTCGGTGATGCGCTGGCGCAGCATCAGGTTCTCGAGTGGCGGGACCGGCGTGTAGTCATAGTCGAGGTATGCCTTGCCTGACTTCAGTACGTCGGTGGTGTTCGGCTCCGGGTCGAACCACGACGAGCCGCCAATCAGGTAGCCCAGCGATGTCCACTCGCGGAACTTGCCGTTGATGGTTTCAATGATGTCGCGCGGCAATGACGGATTGAGCGGGCCATCGACGACCGTCATCTGCGCTTCGGCGATCGAATCCGCAATGACGTGAGCGGTGCGCGTGTAGTTTTCAAAAGCGAACAGCGGATCGTCCGAGCAGGTGCGCGAGCCCCAGAAGCGGAAGCCGTTACGATTCACGAGCGTCGTCACGTCCTGCTCGTTGAGATATCCGGCATCCGTCGCGGGGTCTTGCAAATCCCACGATACGTCCGCGCTGATGCCGGTGACGCCGTTGACGCCGACATTCGAGAGCGTCCTGTGCCAGCCGGTGTCGTTGTCGATCTTCGCGCGCAGGCCTGCGGCGTACGCGGTAGCTGGCATGACGACGGACGAGTTGGTTACATCGTCCCAAGCGAGGAAATCCGGCCAGATGACCATGAGTTCACGCTGGCCGAATTGCCGGCGATAGGCAGTGGCTTCCTCCTTCGTTTTGCAGCCGTGGGCCGACACGTAGGCAAAGGCACGCAGCGACTGCGCAAGCGTGCCGAACGCGGCCGCGACCGGCTGTGTGTCGAGGCCGGGTGCGGCGAGAATGCGTGGCCTAACACCGAAGCGCGACTGCGCCCGAAGCAGGGCTTTCATTCCCGTATATTTGCCTTCGGCCGTGACGGTGCCGACCACGTTCGACGTCGTCTCGTCCGCGTCTTTGCCCTCCGCCACGCGCACGACGATCGTGACGGGCTTCGTCTGCCGGCCGATTGCATCGAGGGTGCAGTAGAGCGTGCCTTTTGTGCCAGCTTTGCCGAGCGCTGCGATGACGTTCGTCAACAGCACGGGCGTGTCGAGGGGAAACGTGGTGGCGTCGGCATCTTCTGCTGTGCAAACGAGGCCGACGACGGCTGTCGAGACCGTGCGTATGGGGCGTGTACCCTCGTTGATTTCGAGGACGCGTACCCCGTGGTGATAGTCCTGCGGCATGGTGTGCAGCTCCTGTGGTGAGTCATATCGGGAGGGGCAAGGTGATCAGTCATGCACTGTCGGCGCCGGCGGAGTTGCCTGCCTCATTTGGTTCGCTCGGCTGGTCTGGCACGTCTGCGTTCGTCTCGCTCGCCGCGGGCGGCACGTACGGTCCCGGCGTGGGTGGCCATTCCACGTCATCCGGGAATGTGTCCCGCTCGATCGCAGAAACAAGTGCCATCTGATAGGCCGACCAAGCCTTGAAGTTGTGAACCTGTTCGTCGTCGAGCAGCCCGGCCGCATAGGCATCGGCCTTGCCGGCGGTCTGCCGGCGAGCCACTTCCATCAGACGCCAGAATTCGGCCATTGCCGCGTCCCGCTTTTCGCGCACGATCAGTTCGGGCGGAACGGCCCACGCCCCCTTAGCCCATGAATGGCGATGCGACGGGCGCGGTTGCGTAGTTAGGCCGAGTTCCTCAGGTGTCTTGCCGGCTACGGCAATCTCGACCGGCTCGCCATTGTCGGTGCGATAGCAGATGCGGCCGCGGAAGTCGGGCAGGAGACGCCACTCGCCGTCGAGATAGAAGGGCCATGTCGTGGGCGTGCGTGGCGGCGGGACATCGAATGTCGATGAAGCCGGAACCAGCCAGCGCGTATCGTTGCGTGGATCGACATCGGGCTGTCCACTGTTGATATATTCGCCGGTCGCCTGGTCGTAGTGATGAATGAGCATGGTTCAGTCCGATTTGAACTAGTAGGCGCGGATCATCGCGAGTAGCGCCACGTTGTACGGCCGGGATTCATCAACGCCGGCTGACTTGACTGTGATCGTGTGGGTGTGACGGCCGGCGCCGCCGATGGTGACGTTGTGACCGTGATTGCCCGCCCCCTCGGTGTCGAACTGGTGTGCGTGATGGCCGGCGCCGACGATGTCTGCTGAGTCACCGGGCCCGACTGCCTGCTCGCTTCCGCTACCCGCCGCATCTGATCCAGTTAGCGATCCGCCATAAGGCGGCCGCAGCAGCCGACTGAATGCTCCGTTGTTGTGGTTGTGTTCGCCCCCGCCGGCCGTCCATCCGTGGTGGCCGTGCCAGCCTTGTGCGTCAGTCGATGCGGTGTGCGCGTGATCCCCCACTTCGCTCGACGAAGCGTTATGGGCGTGTGCCAGGTTTGCGGTACCCTGACGGGAGCCGATTTCTCGGTTCAAGTCCAGGTTGCTGCGTCCGTCCGACCAGCAACGAAGGAACTCGCCGCGCAGTTGAGGTACCCGAAAGGTTGTGGCATCGTCGCCGCTTGAAAAGCAGCCCCAACGATGTCGTTGCCATTCCGCATCGGACAGGAGCGCGCCGCTTGCCTGTGCGTATGCCCAGAGCGCGGGGTAGTCGGTGCGCTTGACGAGCGCGCCGTTGCACTTGAGGTAGCCTGCCCGAGCAGACGTGCGAGGCTCGAGCACGATTTGACCCACCTGCGCGTTGAGGAGAGCGGTCATCATGAACGCGGTCGTGGCGACCCGGTCAGAATTGTCGCCGGCGGGAGGCGTTGGAGCCGCGACAGGTCCGGAAAAGATTGCGCCCGATAGCGCCGCGTAACACTTTGCTGCCGTCCTCGGCGTGATAGCACGCGCATCGTCCGACCCGGCGTCGACCTCTTCCTGCGTCGCCAGTTCGATGACCCCTTGGCGGTCCGTCGACGCGGGCGGGTTCAAGAACGCGGTATCGCCGAATATGAGCTGCGACGAGTCGATCGTCGCGAACTGCAAGTCCGCGGAGAGCAGCAGGATCGCAACCGGCGACTTCTCCATGATCGGCGTCGGCTGGCTATAGGCGGCGATGAGCACGCCGTTTTCAAGGTAAAGGCCGAACCCGTACAGTGTGTACTGGTCTGCCGTATCGTCCTTCAGCGTGGCATGAATGGTATCGGGCGCGACATTGATGCCTCCGAACGTGGTGATGCGCTTAAGTTCGTTTGGCAACGTCCTCAGTCCCTTATCGGCGACAAAGGGGGCCGTCGCCAAGCCGATTTCGACGACCCTGTGGGCGCTCGTGCCTTCGTTGCCGGGCGCGACGAGCGCTTCGCGGCCGGCGTCAGTGATGGTGACCAGGGTTTCCATTTGGGCTCAGCGATCACTCAGGTTCAAGCGGCAATACACGGCCACGCGCGCGGCAGCGCCGACGCGTTGCCGCGCCTGGCTCGAAAAGCCTTGCGTGAACGTGTAGTGCGCTGTTCCGCGCTTGGCGCGATTCACTTCGGCGATGACGTCGGCGACGGACTCGGCCGTGGCCGGCAGCCCGTTGACGAAGCCCGCTGTCATCACAATTTCGAACGTGCCGGGCTTGCCGCGCGGCGTCATGTCGAACCATTCGCGCATGACGACGTTTGCGCCGAACGATGCGCAAACCTGGCGCACCGCTTCGGCTGTGCCCCTGATCCGAGCAACGCGAATCGCCGTTTTCACGCGGGCACGCTTGATGACTTCGGGCCAGGAATCCCTCCAGCTATCGACGCTCAGGTGCCACGCGAGGCAGGGGAGAAATGGCAGCGCGATTTCATTGGGGTCCATCAGCGTGCCGATATCAACCGGAAGGCTCGAAATCCTCCCGTTCGTCGTCGCAATGCGGCGCTCGAGTGGCGTTGCGTTCGGCGGCAGCAGTTCACTCATCCACGACCCCGCCGTCGAACAGCTCGATTTCGCCGCAGTAAGACGCTTCGTCGCGCGACACCTGCACGCCGTCGGCGGGCGAGTCGAGCAAAACCTTCTGCACGCCGGCGACTCGCAACGACGCGTAGAGACCGTCAAGCGTCACTTCCTTACCGATCCGATGCATGTCGGCCGCGAATCGAGTCACGCGTTGGCTGGCTTCTTTGAGGGCCAGAGCGCGATCGGGACCGCGGAAGAAACGAAGCGTCGCGCGAATCGCGTATGGCACGATCGTCGCGCTGCGCACGATCACTTCGTCGGCCTGTGGTCGTTTGCTTTCCAATGCCTTCTTGACGATGTCGATCAGCTCGGCGCTCGCCGTTCCGTCACCCTCGCGCGACAGAAGCGTGACGATCATTACGCACGGCTCCGGGCTGTACGCTGTTGCGGATAGCACGCGGCCGTCTGCCGACCGCGCATGAAAGATGTACGCGTCGACGGGCCCGGCCACGGAGAAACCGCGAGGCGCGAGCTGAACGCGTTCGCGCAAGCTGTCGTCATCCTCGTAGACCGGATCCTTACCGTGCGCTGGATCGCCCGGCCAAACGAGGAGGCGCTCCACATCGAACAGCGCGGCGATGTGTTCGAGCGTCTTGCCGCGCGCGTAGGCGAGCAGTATGCCGCGCGCCTTGTCGTTGATGACCTGGCGTAGCAGCATTTCGCGGTAGGCGTTTTCCTGCAGCAAGCGCACGAGCGGCTCTGACTCGAGCTCAAGCGTCGCCGCGATTTCTGACTGCTCGTCTTCGGGATACAGGGAGATCAGTCGCGCCTTGCGCTCGGCGAGAAGAGTCTCGTAGTCGATCGTGTCGATGATCTCGGGAGGCGACAGCTGTGACAGATCGATCGGCGTCGCCCTCATGCCAGGCTCCCATTTATGAGCGGCACGCGCGTTGACACGGCTGCGCCCGCTTCGCTCGTCCAGCCTTCGATGTCGAGGTAAAGCACACCATCGGCGGCCTGTGCGTCGTCGGCCACGAGCAGCACGCGCGTGAGTGTCAGACGCGGTTCCCATTGCATAAGCGCGGTCGCGACGGCTGCGTACAGTCGGGTGCGCACCGCGCCGTTGCTGGGTGCGTCGATCAGGTCGGGCAGTTCCGAGCCGAACGTGCGACGCTTCACGCACGACGCAAGCGGCGTCGAGACGATCTTGCCGATGGACTGGTAAAGGTGGTCAAGGCCGGCGATGGTGCGGCCGGTGTTCGCGTTCATACCCTTCAAACCGGCTCGCCCACAAGTTGGCCGTCGCCCTGTTCGCGGTGCGAGTGGTGCGGCAGGCTTATGCCCTTGGACTTGACTTCGCCGGTGAAGTCGGCTGCGCCATCGACTTGCATCGTCGCGCCGCTGTCACCGCCCTTTCCGGTCACCCCAGATTCGAATGCAAAAGGCCCCTTGACCGTCAGGGCGCCGGTGCATGTCGTCTGCTGCGCGTCGAGCGTGATGTTGTCGGCCTGGACGGTCGCATCCTTTGTACGCACGGTGACGGCGCCGGGTGCAGTGATCGTCACAGTCGCGCTTTCCGGCAGTTCTACCGAGAGTGAATGGGCCTCATGGTCGTATTCGATAACGGCGCCATCGGCATATTCGCGCGTGTGCGCAGAGGGAACGAAGCTTGGCGGAAATACGGCTTCAGAGAACAGTCCCCGCAAAACGACACCTTGAGCAGGATCGCCACCAGGGCAGAGCAGAATAACTTGCTCGCCGAAGGTCGGCGGATCCCACTCTCGACTTGCACCTGCGGCCGGTGTGATCCAGGGGAGCCAATTCGAATGCAAATCGCCGATCGACACGCGGCATTTCGGCGGTGTGGTCGCATGCGAGACGTCCTTAACGACGCCCTTGCGGACGATATTCAGGAGGAGGCGGTGAAGTTCGGTCGTGTCCATGACGGAGATGTTGCCGACCGCATTCGCGCGTTGCGAGCAATCGCGTATGTGCCAGCGTCGTCTACGTTCCGTGTGGCGTGCGACCTGCGTGGAGGCGACGGGACAATCGGCGAGCAGTCCCCCTCACTCGCACTTTTCTCATGATGACCGACACCCTTCAGGCACGCGATATCGCGCCACTTCTTAACCGCCTGCATCGCGAAGATGCGCTTCGGTTCATTCGTCGCTTGCCAGCGCAGTCCATCGACATGTTGTTCACCGACCCGCCGTACTCTTCGGGCGGTTTGCATGCCGGAGCGCGTGCGCAGAGCCCTTCTCGAAAGTACATCAATAGCGGAGTAAAGACGACATACGAGGATTTCGGATCGGACAACATGGACCAGCGTTCGTGGACCTTCTGGTGTCACGCATGGCTCTCTGAAGCCTACCGTGCGCTGAAACCGAGAGGCCTCGTGGTGTGCTTCATCGACTGGCGTCAGTTACCGGCACTGACCGATGTCGTGCAGGCGGCCGGCTTTATTCACCGCGGCATCGCCATATGGGACAAGACGATGAGGCGCTCCCGACCGCGCCGTGGCGGATTCAAGCAGCAGGCCGAATTCATCGTGTGGGCCAGTAAAGGGACAATGCGTGGGAACGACGTCTATTTGCCGGGGGTTTTTCCGTGTGCGCTTGAGTTGCCGAAGAAGCACCTGACCGAAAAGCCACTCGAGTTGGCCCGCGAGGTGGTGCGGCTCGTGCCCGAAGGCGGCGTCGTGTGCGATCCGTTCGCCGGATCGGGTACATTTCTCGTTGCGGCGGAAGAGGCTGGGCTGCGCTGGGTGGGATGTGAGGCAAATGACGTGTATTACGGCGTGGCCACGGAGCGACTACGCTGCGGTGACGCACTTTCCGACAAGCAGCCTGGCCTAAAAGCCTCTTCGTCTAACGGAGGGGAGAAGGAGGTTCGCTTGCCAACCGAGTGCTGTCATTCATTGTGAGGGCTGCCAACGGCCGCTTTCAAGATAAGCTATGGTAACGGAAACGAGAGAGACCATGAAATCCACAATCGCACTACTACTCGCCGCCGCCCTGCTTGCCGGGTGCCAAACCGCCACGCAGCAACGAGCAAGTCATATGTCCGGAGTCCTCAAACAAAATGCCGCGCAAATGAAGGCTTGCGGTGCCGAGGTGTTCAACAGTCCTCAGGCCGCACCGATACGCGCTCGACGCCCGATGGACCCTGCCGACGCGACGCTGGCACAGCTAAATAGCACCGACCATGCATCACCGGACGAAATCCGAGCGTTGTACGCAGTTCACGACTTGGCGCAGCAGTGCCGTAGAGCAAGCACGGACAACCTGATGACGGTAACGCCTACCGTAGTGCCGATCATGCTAGACGGTTATCAGGAAAGCGATACCGCGCTACTGTCGCTGATTAACCAGCAAACGACATGGGGGCAATACCTTCAAGATCAGCAGCGCGAGGAAAATATCGTCAAGGCCAAGCTGATCGCCGAGTGGAATCGTATTCAGAGCGATCTACAGCAGTCGTATCAGGCCGAGATGCAGCAGCGCGCGCAGGCCGCACAGGCAATGGCAAATTACCTACAGACACAACAGGCTATCAACGCAATAAATCGGCCGGTGTATACGAACTGCACGAGCTTCGGCAACACGACCAACTGCCTGACGCACTAACATGGCCGATACCCTTAGTTACGCATCCGTAGACGGCGTGATGTTGGACGGACTCTGCTTCTGCTACCGGGTGTATGCGATGTTCAATGCGCTATCCATGCAACCTGATTTCCAGACGCGCTTGCGCAGGCGGCCGACGAAGTTTGAAAAAAGATTGATTGAAGAATTAGTGCCTATTGCTCGGTATGTTCAACTCAACTACACGCGAGGTGTCAACATATCCTTGTGCTGGGGTAGCGGGAGCCAACTAGGCGAGGCCACTATCAGACGATCGGGCTTAGCGGTTCAGTGGGGCGAGCGACGAGCGGAGGGAATGCTTGAAGTTACGCAGGCGGCCCATAAGCGGGACTACCTGTTACGTGAGCTACTTGACACGCAAGGCCATTCGTTTGCACCCGACGGAATCAGCGTGGAGGGTAAGGCGCACCAACGCAATCGCATTGTAACGTCCGAAGCATACGCGTACGGCAGCAACGAAGCCACCGTAAAACAGACGGCGATCGTGCTCGATGCGATCAAGGCGAAGGCCGCTAAACCCTACCCGGACGATGCGACCTTGATCGTGCAGGTCACATTGACCGGCGTGTTCATGCCTGATGAATGGAGCGAGCTAGTCCGGGGCGTTCGGGACAACCTGCCTGAACATCGATTCGATGAAATCTGGTTGCTCGATGCCAGCGACCGATATTACTCACGCATACCGTCCTTGCCCTAGCCTTTCCGCAAGTTCTCTCCCCCGGCTTGAGACGCGGCGTTTCCGGTCCGTTCGCGGGGTATGCAATCAAGGCCCAGCCTGAAGCTGCACCGTGGACGCATGCCATCGGTTGACTCGGCGCCCGCGGTGCGGTCACGCACATCTTACGGATATGATCAGCGCGTCTACCGCCGCCGATTGATGGCCGCGGCGGCACCATACTGTCGCGCATTCAGCTTGGCAACTTCGTTGTCTACGATGATGACCGCCAGCCGCGCAAAAAATTAGACACGGCGCAAATCTGAAGTACGCTATGTCGTCGCCACTCTTTCGGCCCGCATATGTCACATACGACCATGGCCCAACGTCTCGCCACCCTTACCGCGAAGGATCAAGACGGTAACGACAGCGCCGACGAGATGCGATGGTTTGCTGAACACCTCGATCTTGACGGGCGAGTTCAAGGTCGATACAGCCTACTACTTTTCTTTGATCTCTATTTGTTGATGAAATCCGGACGTGGGAACCCGTTCATGGTGCTGGACGAAATCGAAGCATTAGAAGGGCGAGGCAGACAGAGCCGGCACAAGCCACCGATACAGAACAGACACCAACCCCTGAAAAACCTCTGGCACAAGCACTACGAGCAGTCAGACCTTGCTTCGATGGCAATGAACGTTAGACGAGGCCTGAATAAGTACGGTATGCCGTTCGTACAACAGATGATAGACGAGGCCGCCGCAGCCGGTGAGGAGCGCTATATCACTGTTGAACACGTCAACGACATCGCGAACGATGTGATAAGCGGTAACCTCGGGCGGCTTCGACAGGAGCACGCGCTGACTGGCGAATGGCTGATGTTTGCAGAGTACCAAGGGCAGCGCTTCTATCTATGCCTCGCCACGCATCACAAGAGCACGCACGAGCATATTCGCCAGCAAATTGACCGCTTATGTACCGTTGAATTTCCGTTCCTGACGACCATCCTTGAGCCGTGGTCGCCAACGCCGTTGCCGGAAGTCACAACTCCGACACCGTAGTCGTCACGTGCGCGCGCTTGCCGAATGTCGGTGCACGATTACAGCGGACGTCCCCTCGTTGGTCGGCAGCCGCCCAACACGGTCAGCCGTTACCGACCCGTTTCGGGCAATCGGCCGTTCCGAAAGAGGACACTCCCAATAACCTTCGGCTGCGCGTTGCCTGCTCTATGGACGTTATCATGCGGTCGGAGTTGTATGAGAGGGCGAGTCTTAGAAGGCGACCGTTCGCGCTAAGCCCCACAACGTTTAGTCCGGGAGAAGTCGAAAATGACGCAAGCTGAAGCTTGGGAGTTCTTCAAGCAGTTCATTCTGACCGGTGGTGGTGCTGCTGCAATCGCATACGGACTGTTCAAGTGGCTAGGCCAAAAGTGGATCGAAGACAAGTTTTCTCAGCGCCTAGAGCATCTTCGGCAAACAAATGCCAAGGAACTGGCCGAGCTGAAGGTCAAATGGGACACTGACCTTCAAGGCAGACTAAAGTACCAAGAGCGCGAATTCACGGTCATCCCCGATGCATGGGAGAAACTTGCGGATGCGTTCGGTCTTGTGAGCTGGCTTACCAGCCGGACACAGCAGTATGCGGACGTTGAGGCAATGAATGATGCGGAGCTTGAGCAGTTTTTGAAAGACAGCGAGCTTCTCGAGACGCAAAAGCACCAGCTGCGGCAGGGCAAAGGCCGTGACCGGGCGGACTACTACCAGCACACGATCTTCTTCCATCGATACCAGCGCGTCGAAACCGCCGTTCGTCAATTCTCGGTCTACGCCAATCGCAACTTCCTATTCATGCCAGAAACGCTATTCTTGAAGCTGGGGGCCCTGTCTGACCTTCTGTATAGCGCGCTGACAACTGTACGCATCGGCCACGAGAACCGTGACGGGCCGATGGTCGGGGAAGCCGCAGAGATCACGGCCGCAAAAATTCGCCCTCTGTTTGACGAAGTGCAGCGCGACATCCGCCAGTTGATGGCCGCGCATCGAAGGGATCAGGAGCATCAGCAGACCGAAGCAGAAGGCCTGTATTGAACAGGGGTAAGAAACCGGCCGGTTGCGCCTCATCAGCCTCGCGGCGCTAAATTGCAACACGGCTCGCATTTCGCTGAGGTCCGATCAATCTGTCATGTATTTGAGCAGGCGGTCGCGGACCATCTCACGCTCGGCATCCGTCAGACCGAGCACCAAGCGCACAGGATAGCGGTATCCCGGCCCGCCCGGTGCGACAGGCGCTTTCTCGCCCAGCTGGTGCACTCGGGCCACGCGTGCGACGCGGCCAGAGAAGCCGACCGCTAGTTGCCTGTCGTCCGCCTCGATCGTCATCCAGCGTGCCATGCGTAGCTTTGTGAACATCGCGGTTCGCTTGACCCGGCCGCGCTTGTCTCGCAGCTTCTTCCCACCCGACTTTATTTTGCGCGGCTCGTAAGCAGTGCCGTCGGTATTCTTCTGCGCGGCGATGCGCGTCTGCTGACTGCGGCGAAGCTCGCGCGCAATGTCGCGCATGGCGGCGCGTCGGCCGGCGGGCGAGAGCTTTGCGAGCAGGGCGCCCGCCCATTGTTCGACTGCACTCAGGTTGTCCACGGTTGCGCTACCCACGTCAGGGTGTCGGCTGCCCCGACCGGCGTGTCGTCGACGTGCTCGATGACACGATTACCGTCCGGCCCGGTCGTCACCGCAACGCTTTCCGTCAACGCCAGCTTGATCGACAGGTCGGCCGTCGCGTGGTTGAGAATGTCCACCTCGAATGTAATGCCGTGCGCGCGTTCGTCCGGGTTCGTCACGAGGTCCGGCTGATTCGTGCGCGCCCATTCGACGAGCGCGACGAACACCGTATCGGCGTCGCCGGCGAAGTCCAGCAGGAGCGCATGCGCCGTGTAGCGGTATTCGAACGAAAGCGAACGGGTGCCGGTCGCGATGATCGATCCCTGGTCGATGAACACCGCCAGCTTATCGGGCTCGGCCTCGAGCGATGGAATTGCGGTGACGAGCGCCCGCCGCAGGCTGGCGGGTTTATTCATGGGTGCGTGGCCCGACGGCGCGTTGCTGCCCCATGGCTTGGCACGAAACGATCATATCGACCTTGGCCGCGCACGCGGCCCATGCCGCCTTCGCGGTCGTCAGCGCGTCATCCAGATCACCGTTCGTTCGCGGTGCCATCGCTGGCAGCGTGCATTGGTTCACCGCCGGGCACTCGTTCAACATAGTCGTTGGCGCCGGTGAGTGCAGGGCTTGTTTGCAGGCGCACAACGTCGTCAGGCAAACGGGTATTAGTCCATGCGCGAAGCTCGGCATTTTCATCGGTCAATCTCCGGTTCTCGAATTGCACCACAGCCAGCTTCGAGGCGATTGCCCCTTGTGCTCGATTGAGTTGCGCTTGCTGTTCTGCCTTTTTGGCGGCGACCCGACGTGCTTGCTCAATGGTGCTGTCGCGCTCGATGATGCCCTTGCGCGCATCGGCAAGCTGTAGACTCACGTCAGCCAACTCGGCACGCATTGCGCGCACGTAGGAGGCGCCGCCGACGAGCGCGGCGAGAGCAAGCAACGCGGCGACCAGCTTCGCGGCAAGCCCGCTCACGCGAGCACCGCCATGCCGTCCTCGGCCGCCACCGCATCGCGCGCGGCGTACCGCGCATAAGCACGTTCGAGCTTGACGTCGTACAGTTTTGCGGCGTACTTCGGGCCGTTGTATCCCTTCGCGAAAGCCGCCCATTTCCTGGCCCTGAGCGCGGCGGTAAGGGCTGCGTCGGCCTTGACGTACCGCACAAAGGCATCGAGTTGGTCGGCTTCGCTGGCTTCCATGCGTGCCACGAAATCGTCAACACTCGCGTAGCCCAAGCGTTCCCAGCGGTAACCCATCACCTGAAACGCGCCCCAGCTCGCCGACTCCCATGCGGCAGCGACGTCGATCAACTCGGCCGCGGCCAGGCGTGTGTATTCCGCAGCACCGCTCTGATATCCGCCGGGCGTCTGCGACAGAATGTTCCGATTCTTCGCCGCCAACGGTGCAGGGTCGACGCCGCGCGCCTTGAGACGCTTCCAGAAAATATGTCGCTCGAACAGGATGATGGGGCGGCCGTCGTGTAGGAAGCCCATGCCACTCGATTCCACTTCGTTCACGGCGCGCACGCACGCGATGGGCACGTCGAGCGTTTGCGCTGCACGCTCGAGATCGGCAACGCTGAGCTGCTTTAGATCGCGCTGGCCGGTTGAAAGTGCGGCATACGTCTTGGGTCCGGCGATTCCGTCGTCAACGAGGCCGATCTTTCGTTGAAAGGCGGCGACCGCCGTTTCCGTCGCGTCGTCGTAGAGGTGGGTGACTTCCAGCGGAAAGCCGGCACGCGTGAGGCGGCGTTGCAACAGAGCGACATCGTTGCCGCCATCGCCGAGGCGATGTGTTTTCATTGTTAATTCACTCCGGAGAAGACGCGCGACGTTGCCGCGCGCGCGGATTACAAACACAGCCAGCATGACTGCCGCAGCCGCTTCAAAAATGTTGACCTGCCCAATGTGCAGCGCCAGCTCGATCGCCGAACCACCCATGACGGCGACGAGCGCCCAGGCGACCCATGACGCGTGATGCCGATACCGTGCGCCGTTTCGCCGATAGGTGAGCACGCGAACGAGTGTCGCGAAGTGAGCGACGAATGCGATCAGCGCCAACGGGGTGGGCATGCTCACTCCCCCTTGCGGAGCAGCGAGCGCAGATCGAAGGCCTTCGCACGATCGATCAGCCGCAGCGTGACTGCGATCACAAGCGCGGCCGCGAAAAACGCCGCGACGCCCGTGGATTGGATTGGTGTGGCACTGACGATCTCGGGCGCAGCGAGATAGCCCATCACGAGTGAAATCAGCATGTATGCCGCCCGCCGGCCGACCCCGATGTCTTTCGAGGTGACGACGACGAGCGCCGCGCCCGTGAAGGCGCCGATCAATGCATTGCCGTCGATGCCGGGCGCGAGGCTCGCGATGCCGATGGCGGCCGGCAGTGCCGCGGTGGTCGTGGTGTTCGGTTCGGCCATGCAGGCGGCTCCAGGATCAATCGAACAGTTGCAACAGCGGCTTCGTGTTTGTCACCGTGACCAGCGCCGGCAAGTAGACGGGCGTGCCGACGGGCAGCACGACGCCGAGATCGGCGATGCCGGGGTTTGCCTCGAGCACGGCCTCCACGGTGCTGTCGGTGCGACCGTAGTGACGCCAGCACAGTGCGTCGACCGTATCGCCCTGTAGTGCGCGCACGATCATGGTCAGATCAGCTCGATCGTCGAGCGGGGAATGCCGCGTATATCGTTCAACGCCCACCGGACATTGCGGCGCGACTCGCTAATCGTCGACTCGAGGTCCTCTGCGTGCTGGCTACCTGACTTCGTCGCGTCGTAGGACCGATATTGCTCCGTCAGGTCGGCGCGCGTTTGGTGGTACACGGCGCGTCGGTAGCGCAGTACGAGAGCGCTGATGCCGTCGACCTTCATAGCCTGGACGTTCGCCAAGTCGACATGACCTGCCGCGCGTTGCGTCGCTTGCCAGGCCCGAAGCTCCTCGTTGATGCTCACGATCGCGTCCGCCGCGGCTAAGCGGAGCCGCTCAAGCGTCACAGTGCCATCGAGGCGCATCGTTTCGCGAAGGTCATTCAGATCGATGTCGGGAAACCAGCCGTCATTCGCGACGGCCGCATCGGCCGGCGAGGCTGGAGCGGTAGGGGAAGCGGTGGCAATGAAGCTGCTCATGGTCGAAACAGTGAGAGATGGCGGTGGACCGGCGCTTGAGTCGCGTTGCCGTCAGGAGTAGGGAATCAGCGCCGGTGCCGCCATGCCGGGAGGGCTCGTTACATACCGTCGGTGCCGCTGGCGCTGTCGTCCACACGGCCATTGGCTTCGATCAGCTTCGAAAGCCGATCGATGTCTTTTTTGACGCCGACGCGGTCGTTCAACGACAGCGCGCGACGCAGATAGTCAAGTGCGCACGGCGGGGCGGAATCCTGTACTGCATAGCCGAGCGCCTTGTACAGCTTCGCGCGCACCTGATCGTGCATGTCGGCCTCGCGAGTCAGCTCGTCGACGCGCTCGAGGCGCGCGGCGTCGAACGTGCCCCCGTCCATGAAGGCGGACAGCGCGGCATCGGCAAACTGTTCGGCGACGACAGACGCGAGCGACCGTTCGAACTGGTCGGGCAGAGTCAGACCGTACGTGAGCGCGTAGGACGCGATCGTGAGGGCGCCTTCGAAGTCGCCCGCGTCGATGCGCCAGACCATGACGGTGACAAGTACGTCGTCCTGCGCGCCGCGACCGGCGCTCAACACGCCCGCCACGTAGTCGGCATACTCCGGCAGGAGCTTGCGCTTCAGTTCGACCTTGCGGGCAACCGATTGCACGCCTTTGAGGGCGCGCCGGTCGGCCGCGAGCTTTGCGAGCATCAGCTCATACGGCGTGGCGCCGGCCATCGTCTGGCTGGGCGCCGCCGCCGCCGCGGCGAGGGCGGCTGTCACACGCTCAAAGTGCGAGCGAGCGGGCGTGTTGATCGTCATGCGGCCACCAGTTCGATGTTTTCCGCAACGCAGCCGCACCCGAAATCTTCGACGACGTACGAGTCGTTCGACGATTCGTAGTTTTCGATCTGGTCGCGCTTCGGGTTGTCGATCAGCGAGCGCCGGCGCGCGCCCTCCTGGTAGTAGATCGACAGGTTTTCGAGCTTTGTCACCATCAGCGCGCGCTTCGGGAAGAACGGCACGCGCACGGCTGGCAAGTTGCCGATGCGCTTTTGGCTGACGATCAGGTCGGCCGCGAGCCGCTCGGTGGGCGCCTGCGTTGCGTTGACGATCGGGAAATACTTGTCGTGCAGCAGCTCGCGGCCACAGATCACGACAAGGCTTGTGTCTTCCTGGAACCACGGATCCATCATCGAGGAAACGATGTCCATCACGAGCGCATCGAGGTTCGCGTAATCGCCGTCCTTACCGACCTGCACCTTGCCGGCTTGCTTCGTGCCCTCATGCAGCACGCGCTGCGCGGCGTGATCGCGGTACTGTTGCAGCCAGCCGATGTTCACGTCCTGCAGCAGCGGGTTTGCCGCCTTATCCGTCGTGGGCGCCGCCTTCACGCCGTTCCAGCCGATCATGATTCGATCCAGCGCAGCTTGGGTGACGATCACGTCGCGGATGCGCTGCTGGAAATCGGGGAACTTCGCCCACGCGTCGAGCTTGCGGTAGGGGATCGCTGTGTCGCAGTCGGTCTTCTCGCAGCGGTATTTCCTGCTGTCGAGCGAGGTCGCGTCGACGGGTTGCCGTTCCGCCTTCGCCGTGTCAGTGCGGCTCGCGATCGGGCCGGAGACCGACAGGCCGAGCTTCTCGCCTTCCAGCTCGGTCACGGGTAGTACGTTGACACGCTTCAGGAATTCGCTTGATTCCTGCATCTTCGTCTCGAGCCGCTGTTGCACACTCGGCTCGACCGCGAACTTACTGGACACGTCGCCCGTGTCGTTAAGCTTGGCGATTTGCGCTGCGTACTTTTCGTACGCTTGGCGCGTTTCCTTCTTCATGAGGCGGTTCTCCGGGAGTAGGCGAGGTATGGGTCAGCAGTCAGTCACGAGCTCGCCGGTCGATCCGGTCGAGGGCGGACGTCGCGGCGCGCCGTTGTCGGTGGCCGAGAGCTTCGCGGTCAGCGCTTCCACGGCGGCGACCGCTTCATCGGCACGCTTCTTCGAGTCCGCAGCGTCCTGTTGTGCGCGGGCGAGGTCGACGCGCAGCGTGGCTAAATCGCGGCCCTGCTTGCTGGCGAAGTCGGCGACTTCCTCGACGGCGCGGCGCACATCGGCGTGGCGCTGATCGTCGGTTGTGCGATTGCGGGCGAACATGCCTTTCACGATCGACAGCAGGCTCGATGTTTCGGCTTCGCCTTCCAGTTCGATCGACGTTTCGCAGGCGGCTGAGAACACGTTGTTCGAATGTCGTGCAGCGAATTGCAGCGCTTCGGTGCCGAGGCTGGCGGGGTCGTCGGTGGCGGCCAGGCCTACCAGATAGGCTTCGCCGATGTCGGCGAAGGTGGGGTTGATCTCGATCGACGCGTAAATCTTCTGTCGCTTCTTTGAGAGCGCCACCAGATGCTCGGTCGGGTCGATTTGCGCGTAGAGCGCCATTTTTCCCTTCAATGGACCGTCTTCGATCTCGTTTGCCTTCAGCGCGATCACGTCTCCGTAGGCACCGAAGGGGTTGCTCGCCGACAGTGGCGCATAACCCTTGATGTGCTCGACGTTTACGCGCGCGCCGTACAGTTCGGGGTTGTAGTTCTTCGCCATCTGCGTGAGCCATTCACGCTTGATTTCACGACCGTCGACGGTCGCGCCTTCGACTGCGACGCGGAAGAATTTCGTTTTGTTGGTTGCCATAGAGAGGTCGAACCGTGATTGAGTGAGCGTGGTTCTCATGTTCGGAGTTGGGGCGCTGTAGCTCAACGATCGGCGTATGTCACCCGCATGGAGACGCAGTGCTTCGCGTGCTCGCGCGTGCGCGGAGCCCTACGCTTGCCGCATGCTCGACACTACCGACCCGAACCAACGCGAAGCTGACGTACGCAAGGTCGCGCGTTCGCTCTACTGGCAAGGCTGGCGCCTCTCGTCGATCGCGCGACATCTCGAACTGAATCCATCGACCGTGGCGTCCTGGTGCCGCCGTGATAGGTGGAAGGAGGCGACGCCGATCGAGCGCATCGAGGCCGCGACCGAGACGCGATTGATGGTCCTGATCGCAAAGGAAAAGAAAGACGGCGCGGACTACAAGGAAATCGATCTGCTTGGGCGGCAGATCGAGCGCCTCGCACGGGTGCGGAAGTACGGGGAGACGGGGAAGGAAGGGGACTTAAACCCGAACATTGCCGCGCGCAACGCAGGACCAAAGCGGCGACCGCCGCGCAACGAAATCAGCGAGGAACAGCACGAACGCATCGTGACGGCGTTCCGCGAATCGCTGTTCGAATATCAAAAGATCTGGTATCGCAACGGAGACCAGCGCACGCGGAACATCCTGAAGTCGCGGCAGATCGGCGCGACCTGGTATTTCTCGCGTGAGGCGTTCGTCGACGCGCTCGAGACCGGCCGCAATCAGATCTTCCTGTCCGCGAGCAAGGCACAGGCGCACGTCTTCAAGCAGTACATCGCGCAGTTTGCGCGTGAGGCGGCCGACGTCGAACTGACGGGCGATCCGATCATCCTGCCGAACGGGGCGATCCTTTATTTCCTGGGGACGAACGCGCGCACCGCGCAGTCGTACCACGGCAATTTTTATTTCGATGAGTACTTCTGGGTGCCGAAGTTCCGCGAGCTGAACAAGGTCGCATCGGGCATGGCGATGCACAAGCGCTGGCGCAAGACATACTTCAGCACGCCGTCGAGCATCACGCACGAGGCCCACACGTTTTGGAGTGGGGCACACGCTAACCGTGGCCGCTCGGCCGGCGACCGCATCCAGATTGATACAAGCCACGAAGCGCTCGTGCGGGGCATGCTGTGCGAGGACGCGCAGTGGCGCCAGACCGTCACGATCCTCGACGCCATGGCGGGCGGGTGCCACCTATTCGATATCGACGAACTGCGCCGCGAGTATAGCGCCGAGGAGTTCGCGAATCTGCTGATGTGCCAGTTCATCGACGATTCGCTGTCGGTGTTCAAGCTGTCCGAGTTGCAGCGCTGCATGGTCGATTCTTGGGAGGAGTGGGCGGACGATTTCTCGCCGCTGTTGTTACGCCCTTTTGGCTATCGTGAGGTGTGGGTTGGCTACGACCCGGCGCTGACGGGCGATTCGGCGGGCCTTGTCGTCGTGGCGCCGCCGCGCGTCGAGGGCGGGCCGTTCCGCGTGCTCGAGCGTCACCAGTTCCGCGGCAACGATTTCGAGGAACAGGCGGGGGCGATCGAGCAGGTCACCCAGCGCTACAACGTCGGCTACATCGCAATCGACACGACGGGCATGGGGCAGGGCGTTTATCAGCTCGTACGCAAGTTCTACCCGGCTGCCGTCGCACTCAACTACTCGCCGGAGGTAAAAACCCGCCTCGTGTTGAAGGGCCAGTCAGTTGTTCGCAACGGCCGCCTGCAATTCGACGCGAGTTGGACCGACCTTGCCGCGGCGTTCATGGCGATCAAACAGACGATGACGGCGAGCGGCCGACAGGCCACATTCACCGCCGACCGAAACGACGAGACGGGCCACGCCGATCTGGCGTGGGCCTGCCTGCACGCGATCGACCGCGAGCCGCTCGCCGGCGGCGGCGTCAATTCCTCTTCTTTCACGGAGTTCTATTCATGATCAAGCGCCGATCGCGCGCGCCGCGCAGGTTCGCGGCCGCACCCAGCTCGAGCACCGCCGTCAGCGCACGGAATGCGCCGGTGCGCGCCGAGGCGTTCACCTTCGACGATCCCACTCCAGTGATGAACCGTGCTGAGATCCTCGATTACGTCGAATGTTGGTTGAACGGTGAATGGTTCGAGCCCCCGGTCAGCTTCGCGGGCCTCGCGAAGTCGTTCCGCGCGAGCACGCACCACAGCTCGGCGCTGTACTTCAAGGCGAACGTACTCGCGGCGACGTTCCGTCCGCACAAGTGGCTGTCGCGGCATGTGTTCGAGCGGTGGGCGCTCGACTTTCTGACGTTCGGTAACGGCTACCTCGAACGCCGCCGCAACCAGCTCGGCGGGACGCTGCGCCTTGAGCCTGCTCTAGCAAAGTACATGCGGCGCAAGGCGGATTTCAGCGGTTTCGTGTACGTGAACGGCTGGCAGGACCAACACGAGTTCGAGCCAGATAGCGTCTTCCAGCTCATGCGGCCAGACATCAACCAGGAGGTGTACGGCCTGCCCGAGTATCTGAGCTCGCTGCACTCAGCCTGGCTGAACGAGTCGTCGACATTGTTCCGGCGGAAGTACTACGAGAACGGCAGCCACGCGGGCTTCATCCTGTACATGACGGACGCCGCACAGAAGCAGGAGGACGTCGACAACATGCGCGAGGCCCTGAAGAACGCGAAGGGGCCGGGCAACTTCCGCAACGTGTTCATGTACGCGCCGAACGGCAAGAAAGACGGCATTCAACTCATCCCCGTGTCCGAGGTCGCTGCGAAAGACGAGTTCTTCAACATCAAGAATGTGACACGTGACGACCTGCTCGCCGCCCACCGCGTGCCGCCGCAACTGCTCGGCATCGTGCCGAGCAACTCGGGCGGGTTCGGCACGCCGGACACGGCGGCACGGGTTTTTGGCCGCAACGAAATCCGGCCGCTACAGGCGCGCTTCGCCGAGCTGAACGGCTGGCTCGGCGAGGAAGTGGTGCAGTTTGACGACTACGAGATTCCGCCGGCGCCGATCGCGACGTAGCGCAACCGGCAACTTTCGGCGAACGGGGTCGATTAGATCGGCGATGAGAACATCCCTGATAACCGAAACGTGCGCAAAAGTCCGTGGGGGCTTATAAGAGCCGATTGCTGCCCCCTGCATCGGTCATTCGAAATGCGACCGACGCAGATACTCTCAACAAGCTTGGCACCGTATGGCGACGAGTCGAACGTCGCTGCGCGCCCCCCGGCAGCGCGAATTTCTCAAGGCGTCTTTGGCGACGATCGGCCAGTCGCAAAATCAGACTTAGCGAATCGATTTCAAGTCTTTGGATAGGACGCGAGTGGGGGATTGCGTTCCAGGAAAGCCTGTTGATGCTAATACGTATATCATACCCACCCCTGAGGTTGAAATACCGTTCATGGCTTGAGCAGCGGATAAGCAAGTTGAGCTATTTCCTTTGCATCGTAATGGGACAGGTTATCGACAAGCGCGATTTTTTTGCCTATGCCGTTTAGCGATGTTCCCATCACAATGCCGATGTTTTTAGCCGCATCGATCCAATATCGATCATGGAACTTGTCGGTCTTCACATCACTAACTATAACATGTGGCGCTAGCTGACTCAGTGCAGCATGCATTGCAGCTTTTTTGCTTTCTGTCTTGCCGTTTGTGAAAAAAGTAATTGTTTTCAGCTTTTCGGATAGCGCGGAAATCATTTTTTCAAAAAGTGCAACGCATTGAGGTTCGTCGGAGTAAAAGTATGGGTCGATAATATAAAGATCTTCCACGCCGTTTAGCTTCTTGACGAATCCAAGAATGATTTTCTCGATGTCGTCGACGTGAATTCCAGGGTGCGTCACTGCATCGCATGTTAGCGTAAAATGAAACAGCGACGAGATGCCATTCTCAACTATGTATTCTCGCAGGATATCTTTTATATTTTCAGTGTTGAGTCTTGCAATTAAGAAGTTCCGAGAAATCTCAGGATGCTTTTGGGTTTCTTTGAAAAACTCAACGACTCCCCAGCCCTGCTTATAACTTTTCACGACAACGATCTCGGAACTCATTCCCGCTCCTTTTCGTCGATAGCATTCTGTATATGTAGAGTAGTACAGGCAACAAAAACCCGCCGTTGGCGGGTTCAAGGCAATCGGCTTACGGAGCCAGGCTGTGTGGCAGATACAGGACAATTACTGCTGCTGCAATGTTCGCAAGGGTAGAGCGAACGAACTCAAAAGCATTACTCATCGTCTGGCCTCCGTGGCAGTGGTGGTTGCAGTTAGCAATTTGCTTCTTGCGCTGTCCGGGCCAGTCCTTATGAGCATCACTTCGGTGATGTACTTCGCCATGTGCGCGCTGGCCAATGGCTTTGCTGCTTACTGCTTTGTCCCCATAACCATGCTTTTGTGCTCGCGCACATTGGCAGGTTACTGCGTGTGCCTGGACGGAGCTGCGCTCCGTGAGCCGACTGGCCGAGCATTGTACCTCTTCAATCGAAGGACGCATACGGCCGCAGCGTATCCATCGGTCGCCGCGGCTGCCCGTGCGCCCGGTGCTGACCTCAAGTTATGGCACTGTGCGCCGACATTGCACATATCCGAACTCAAAAAATCTGTATGAAATCACTTTCCGGCGCCGCAATCATCGCACTGACGGCGACCATGCTCGCCGCCTGTATACACACGGAAGACGCGGCAAGAGAGGCGGCCGCGTACCAACGATTCCTCGGTGCCTCAGAGGCGCAGATCAAGGTCCAGATCCGCTCGGGGGAGCGTACCTTCTCAGGCGGTGGCGTCTGGCTCGGTGACGGGGAAGTGCTAACAGCCTACCATCTGTTCTACGAGCCGCCGCGGATTCTCCAGCCGTCCGACCAGGTGAGCGTTGTCTTCCGTGGGGTGGCCATTCCGGCCAAGGTCGTATTTCACGGGGACCTGCGCGAAAACGACCTGGCCATGCTCAAGCTTGAGCGTGATCAGACGCCCGCAAAACTGGCGACGCTCGATACACCATCGGTGTGTGGCGACGTCGAGCCGGTTGGTGCCTCCCTGTACATCACCGCCTACGATGCGGTGTACTCCACGACCGCGTCACCGGTCGGCGCGGTCATGTATAAAGGCAAGACCTGGTCGGAAGCCGTCACATCCATCGTCAGTCACGGCGTGTCGGGGAGTCCGGTTTTTGACAAGCGCACGGGCTGCCTGGCCGGGGTCATCAGCAGGATCGAATACACGCCGCAAGGAAACATGGCCGATCCCGAACAGGTAGCCTGCGAAAAGGCCACCCTGCAGATGAATGATGCCGGGCTCGGCGTCACATGTGCCATCTCGCCGCAGACGATCTTCAGCACATCGGAGGCGATCCGGCCATTCATTGCGCAGGCACACCGGTATGAGCGCGCTCACGGGATCGACTAGAGCATTTTGAATGATCCCGGACCAAGTGTCGAACGGCCGTTCGTGGCCGACAACGGAAACGCGCCTTTGTGACCGCCGTTTCAGTTGGCCGTGCCTACGTATTGGAATTTCGGTATGCATGAACACCGGGGATACGGAGCAATCAAGCCATCAGAATCCCTACCGAAGGACCACGCACACGGTCACCGCCGCGGCCCTTTTCGCATCTGCGACAACGGGCTTGGCGTGCACGGAATGCGCGAGTTCGGGGTAAGGGGCGGAGGAGGCGTGGCGGAGCTGTCATGCGGCGAGCGCGAGGCATCCGAGGGTATCGGAGGGGAATGCACTCGGCCGCGCTGTGGCGGCCCCCGAGTGGTCCCCTCCCCGCCTGCGGGCTTCGCTTGTCAGAGTGGTTTTCGTGCACCCGAGCCGCTGTCGATCCGCGGCTTACGGCATGGCGGCACGAGAGATTTCGGAGCCGCAAGGTTCTTGCGAATTGATGCAGATCAGTGTGCATTTGTGCGCGACATGCCTGTCGCCGGATTGTTTGCAGCCTCAATTGTCGCTGTTGTCGAGGTCGACGAAGTCAGCGAACGGGTCGGGCAGAATGCGGCGGGCGACAAACTGGCCAGCTACTTCGACACCAGGAAAGTATTCTTCCAGTTTGCGTGAGGCGGCGACGTAATGCGCTCCGGTGGTTAGCATGTCGTCGAACAGGAAAATCAGGCCCGGTTGATGGGCCGGATCGCCGACATTTTTATCGAAACTCAAATTGTCATATAGCTCGTCGGGCGTCGGGCGGTGATCCGATTCGTGGCTTGCTGCAAAACGACCGCTGAAGGAGAGGCAATCGCGGATATCGAGCGCAAGCCCAGCGTTTTGCGCTATCCGTTCGAGCACCTGTAGCATCCGAGGATCGTAGTTGGGATCTCGCCGGCTCTTGGATGGGGGTATTGGAATCAAGCAAACACGGTGCTTTCGCCTCAACTCGGCCCACTTCCAGAATTGGGCGAAGTTGCGCGCTACCTGGTTGATTGCTTCGATCTTGTACCGCCAATCGTATTGCCCCTCCCGGTCCTTCTTCTTTTTTAGGTTGCTGATGAGCTGATTAGTCTCCGAAAAATTCCACTTCTCGCCGTTTGTATGCTCATACGGCGTGTACTCGCCCCAAAAGTAGCACCGCACGTCGACCGGCAGATGCGGGTGGTCAGGTAGTTCCAATTCACCAATGACTCTGAGCCGATCGGGCATTGGAGGCTTCTTCATGCGGCAGTCAGCTCCCGCCCGATGTCTTCGAACTTGCGCACTCGGATTGCGCCAAGTTTCTCGTACTTATGCGGCCACGTGATCGCTGGATTGTGGAAATTGCTCTCCAAAATGAACAGTTTCCGACCTTGGCTTAGAGCTGCTTGGGCCTGTATCAATGTGCCCGATGTCTCGCCGGCCTCAATGATGATCGTTGCTTGCGTTAGCGCGGACATCGTTTTATTGCGCTCGGGGAAGAAGAATCGATTTCCTTTCCACGTCTGACTGAGGTACCGCAAAACAGGGACTTGGCTGACCACTAGGAATTCTTCCGCAATACGTCGTTGAAGATTCGTGTTCTCACGCGGGTAAGTTTCCGAAATCGGTGTTCCGATGACGGCGATCGTGCGCCCGCCGCACGAGATAGCCGTCTCGTGCGCGATTGTATCGACCCCTTGCGCGAGGCCTGACACTACTGTGAAGTCGTGCTCAACGAGGGCGCGCACCAGCTTACGAGTACGCGCAGCTCCATCAGGCGACACCTTGCGGGTGCCCACTACAGCGACGCAACGTGGAGACTCTGCTAGCTCCCACGAGCCAAGGAAGTAAAGGACTTCGATCGGCTCTTTTGCGTCACGCAGGCGCGGAGGGTAGTCCGACGTACCGTTAATTCTCACGCCGAACCGCTTGATACCGCTTTTCGCGAGATGCTCAACTACTTCCGTGGCCGTTTGATCGGCAACGCCTTCGTCGACCAGCTCAGACGGCAGCAGCCCCGGATTGGCTTCAAAGAGCTCTGCGAGCTTTTTGGTGTTGCTGTCAGGCTGCTTCCACAGGTATTCGTACGCGCCGATTTCGATCCGTGCATCGACGGGCTTCTTTTCCAGGAACTCAAGCCAGTTGCTCATGACTTCCTCATGCATTTGCTAGATGTTGCCTTCAGAGAGGGCCTGTGTATACATACAGTATTGTAGCGCCAGATCCGACGACTGCGTGGGTCTCTTCGAGCGGGGGCCTGATAGAACCCTATTTCATGGCGTGCCAATGAGAAGTCTACCAGTCCGAAATTCCGGCGCGCGATCGGCGGCTGTCCGCCTTGGCGGCCTTCAGGGGCAACGCCACGTCAATCCGGGGTGTGCCGCGCCTCACAGCGCGGCTTCTTCGCCGGTGACAAGGGGCGGGAGCGCGTATTGTCATCACGTGTCGTTGAACCGAGCATGCGGTCCGCGTTCGTTCCCCACTGCGCGCAATAGCGCGACGCGAGCTTGATGAAGATCGGCTTCAAAACCGCCGAATATGGCAACTTGCTCGAGCAGAGAGAGGCGCGCAAAAGCGGCCGCGACATCTTCGACAGCCAGGAGGCCGGCTAAGGCGCTTAGACGGTCGATGCTAACGATTGCGACGTCAAGATGGGACTGCAGAAGCTGGGGATCTGCGACGGGATGATGCAT